AGCAGGTACTCCTAAGCCAACGGTTGAAAAATCAAAAGCAACAAAGAGTAACGGATTGAAAAACTTAGCAGAAAATAATCCAAATGTTGAAGCTGCTATTACAGATATTTTTAAAGCATTTAACGATTAATAACTATGATTATACTATCAATTTTCAGCATTTTATTATTAGTTGCTTGTATCTTCTTAGGATATCGAGCTTATTATCTTGCTGGTGTTTTAGCAGAAGCCCAAGAATATATTGAGGAATTAGAATTAACTAATGAATTCATGTATGGTCGAATTGAAGATGCTTACGCGACATTAAAAGAAATAGACCACAAAGGCGCATTTGAATCAGAAGATGAGGCAGGTGTTACATTTCAATTACTATTACAAACAATGACTGAACTTAAAGACACATTCAATGGCGAAAAGAGCGAAGAAAAGTAATAATTACTTTACAAAAATAACAGACATTGCAATATTGGCTTATAACGGAGTCGATGACAATCCAATATTGCGAGAAAAGATATATAGACGATTTATATATCCACCTTTAATGAAATTGGCAGAAAATTTAATAAATAAAATGAAGCCAACTTATATTGATTCGTCATTTCAAGATTTACAAACAGATATCGTTACATATGTAACTGAGAGATTGGTTAAATTTAATGCAGCTGCTGGTAAAGCATATTCATATTATACTCGTACTACGATTAATTATATTATTGCTGAAAATGAAAAAGCATATAAAAAATTAAAAGCAGATACAATGGAATTGGATATTGATGAACAACGAAATATTATCACTGAAATTCATAATGCTGAAATGCGCGAGACATTAAAATATTTTATGGATGCTTACATTGAATATTGTTATTCTAAATTGAATTACATGTTTAATAACTCAACTGATATCCATGTTGCAGATTCAATATTGCATATTTTTGAGACTCGTGAGAATATCGAAGACTTCAATAAAAAAGCATTATATATCTTTATCAGAGAGCGTACAGGATTGGAAACGAGTAACATTACTAAAGTTATTAAAGTGTTACATGAATTATATTATGACAAATTTGCCGAATATGAACGTACAAACTTTGTAAAATTACCGTTTTAATATTTATTATTAAAAGGTTGTAATATGGATAAAAATGATGAATTATTTAAAGGGACTAGTTTTGCTGACTTAATGTCCGATGTTTATCATAATTCTAAAAAAAAAGATCGACAAATTAATCAATTGATAGCACAGTTGCAACCGTTGATTCGAAATGCTTCGGATGCAACTGTTATCGTTCCTTTAATCAAAGAATATTTAGATGTAGCAGTTAAAAATGATGACCACCTGGTTAAATTAACTGCTATTGTTCAACGTTACATTTCTACTAAACAAACCATATCAGGAGCAGATGGTTTAATCAGTGACGAAGAAAAAGAACAACTCCTTAAAATTGCTCAATCTACAATGACTGCTGAACTCGAAGACGAGCTGGATAACATATCACAGGATATAGATACGGTAGCCTTACAAGAACGTATTAAAGCCGCAAAAGCTAAGTTAGAAAAGGATAACAATGGCTGATATTGATTTCGATGTTGCTGAAGTATTAGACTATGATCGTACCTATAATTATATAGGACCTGATCAGAATGACAGCAATGTTTCTGAATTATTTGCATTGAAAGTTAGATCATGTAGTGGATATTTCAATAACAAAGTTTTTATTGCTAAGCCATCTAATATCAATATTAAGCAAATTCCATTAGTAGGAGAATTTGTTTTAATTTATAAAACATTTAACCAAGAATCCACATCGTCAAAATGGAGAGAAGTTTGGTACTATGTAACATCTATAGATGTGCAGTCATCAATCAATGAAAACATGTTGCCTGGTATTTCCGATGGTTTAACTCAAGATGAAATTGATAAAGTAACGCCGGGTAAGAATTTCATACAAAAATCAGTCTCACCATTGCAACCATATGAAGGTGATTTCATTTTAGAAGGCCGTGTTGGAAATAGTATACGATTTGGTAGTACTATAGATTTAACTGGTACTCGAACTCACTATCACGTATTGCCATCATGGTTCGGAGCTGGTAAACAAGGCGATCCTATTATTATTTTATCAAACGGTCATGTTGATTATACAAATAAAAAGTTTACTGTTGAGAATATACAACAAGATGCCGCATCATTGTATTTAACTAGCACACAAAAGATTCCAGATTTATTATTAGGAAATAAGAATTCTAGAAATTCACTTAATTGTTTTACGCCAGTTGAATCGCAATATGCAAATTCACAATTTATTGGTACTGCTGATCGTATTATACTTAAAGCAAAAAGTGATATTGTTGTTATAGATTCTCCGACTGCGATTATATTAAATACAACTGGTGATGTTAAAATTGGTAGTGATGATGCTGATGAACAATTAGTACATGGTAATGTATTATTAGAAATGATGTTTAAAATAGTACAACAATTAAGAACTCCGATACAATGTGGAACAAATGTTGGTACATTTATATCTCAAACATCATTAGATTCAATTGAATCAAAATTAAATGAATTGTTAAGCAATAAATATTATATTAAAAAAACATAAAGATTAAGTTATGAGTTCAATAGTACCACCATTAGATTTTATACCAAAATTACCAGGTAAAGGAGTTAATGCAATAATGGTTCAGTTAAATAAACAAACTGATAAATTATTAAATGATGTAACAATAACAGTTAAAGAATCTGTTAAGTTGCCTAATAATTGTAAATGTGATGATCCGCGGGTTCGTCAGATAAAACAGAATTTAGATCAAATACAAACACAAATACAAGACATACAAGCAGCAATACCTAAGATTCAAACATCGATATCACAAATAAAGAAAATGGTAACAGTTGCAAAAGGCATAAAAGCTGCTATTACCGCAGCACAATTATCTAATCCAGTAACTGCCCCATTATTCATAGCTATGCAATTAACAGCAATTCAAGATGCAACTATCGTAAATGCTATAGAATCATTAAACATGCTAGCAACAGTACCAGCATCTATGAGTTCTAAATTAGCAGTAATAGTACCACCATTAATGGGTGCTATTTCTAAAGTGTCATCAACATGTAATACGGATGGTGAATCTGAATATGAAATTCCAGTTTTGGGATCAAACTCAAATAATACAAATAATACAAATAATACAGGTGATTATAATGATTTAGTTGCAACCGAGTTTTATAATGAATATAATGTATCAGATAGCGATTTGCAAGGAAGGTCTGATGCTATAGAATATTTATTAGAACAACAACAAAATCTATTAACGTCATTACAAGAAGCACCTAGCGTTGTTTATCGAGTAGCAGGTTTACCAAATAACACATTCGGTAAAGCTGGAGATTATTATATTGATACTAACACAGATATCATATATGGTCCTAAGTTATCAGACAGATGGATTTAACGCATTTTTAGGTGTATTTATATTTATATAAAAGATAGTAATTATGGATAATAAAACATTTATAACAGCATTAAAAACTGCAGTGCGAGAAGTTATTAAAGAAGAATTAACTGAAATTCTTCGTGACGGCTTACAATCTACAATTAATGAAATGACAAAACCTATTAAACCGGTTATAAAAACAACAACTAAACCTGTTGTAAAAACTAATAATAACTCAAATCGAAATGTAACATTTTCTGAGAATAAATGGGCATCCGTATTAAATAGTACAGATCCGTTAATTGAATCAAATCCGAGTGGATTTAAAGAAATGTTACAAGAAGGTATGGATGAATTGAGATTTTCATCTGATGATGCTCAAGGATTTGGTATGTTGCGTCAGCCTATGAACCAAGCTACAACTGTAATGGAAGATCCAGAAACAGGTAAAGTGTATGATGTAGCACCAGAAGTAGAAAAAGCAATGACACGTGATTATTCTGCTTTGATGAAAGCAATTGCAGATAAAAAGAAGTAAAGGTAACTAATGGCATACCAAATTATAGGAGTAAATGATATTAAAGCAACAGTTGCACCGTCTATCGGATTAGGTGTTTCATTTTCAGCTACATCTCCTATTTTTAAATCTATATATCTAACAACAGAACAAGCTACAGAAAATCTTAAGAATTTATTATTAACTAGAATCGGTGAGCGTTACATGGAGCCGAATTTTGGTACTAATATATTATATATTGTTTTCGAACCAAATGTATCTGAATTAAAGCAACAGATTGATGAGATATTATCTTCTGCAATTTCTGCTTGGTTGCCATATATAACAATTGAAGATCTTCAAATAATAACAAGTGAGGATGATCCAAACTTGCAATATAATGTACAAATAACACTGATATTTTCAGTTAATGGGTTTGATACTAGAAGTATTACACTATCAGCTGCAAATAACGGACAATTAACAGTTAGCTAATTTCATGGAATCAAAAAAAGAAGTAACATATTTAGGAAAAGATTTTAGACAATTCAAGAGAAACTTAATTGAATTTACTAAACAATACTTTCCACAAACCTATACTGATTTTAATGAATCATCACCGGGTATGCTATTTGTAGATTTAGCATCATATGTAGGTGATGTGTTATCATATTATTCTGATAATAATTTAAAAGAATCATTGTTAGAACAAGCATCGGAACGTGGTAATATTTATGATTTAGCTAAATCTTTAGGTTATCGAGCTAAAAGTATTAATCCAGCATTTGTAGATTTAGATGTATATCAATTAGTACCATCGATTGGATCTGGTACTTTAGTTCGTCCAGATTTTACATATGCATTATCAGTTAATCCAGGTATGCGTGTTAAGCAACAAGATGGTGCTGCTGTGTTTAGAACATTAGATTTAGTTGATTTTTCATTTTCATCATCTATTAACCCAACTGAGGTTACGATTTATGAAACTAACGATGCTACAAATCAACCTACATATTATTTATTAAAAAAATCAGTAAGAGCTGTATCAGGTGATACTAAAACTGCTACATTTAGTTTTCAATCTCCGATTGCGTATGATAAAGTTTTATTACCAGATACTAATATTATTGAAATTATATCTGTTACTGAATCAGATGGTGATAATTGGTATGAAGTTCCATACTTAGCACAAGATACTATTTTTGAAGTTGTTCCTAACTTGTTAGAAAATGATCCGGATTTTGCACAATATAGATCCAATTGTCCTAGTTTATTAAAAATGAAAAAAACTTCGAAACGTTTTATAACTAGAATGCGAAGTGATAATAAATTAGAAATACAATTCGGCGCTGGTATATCTGATAATAATGATGAAGAAATTATTCCAAACCCAGATAATGTTGGTAATGGATTAGCAGGATTCCGTCGTTCGGTAGATATTGACATAGATCCTTCGAATTTTTTATATACAAGAACATATGGCCAAGCACCTAGTAATACTACACTGACAGTTACATATACAGTTGGTAATGGTATTACAGATAATGTTCCGTCGAATTCATTGAAGTCAATATCATATATTAGTTTTAATGATGATGTTAACTCAACTGCTAATGCTGGTATAACAAATTTTGTTAAAAACTCAATTGTAGTTAATAATATGCAACCAGCACGTGGTGCATCATCAGCTGAAACATTGCAAGAAATTAAAAACAATGCATTGTCTAATTTTGCAACTCAAAACCGTTTAGTTACTAGAGAAGATTATATTATTCGAACATATTCGATGCCATCTAAATTTGGTAGCGTTGCTAAAGCATATATTGTCCCAGATGATCAAATATCACAGGATAACTATGTTGCTAGTAGAATTGCAAACCCATTAGCAATGAATATGTATGTGTTAGGATTTAATGGTTCTAAACAATTAACAGAATTGAATTCAGCAGTAAAAGACAATTTAAAAACATACTTAAATTATTATAGAATTTTAACTGATGCAATTAATATAAAAGATGCATTTATTATTAATATAGGTGTGGATTTTGAAATTTCAGTGTTACCTAATTATAATAGCAATGAAGTTTTATTACAATGTGTTAATGCATTAAAAACATTGTTTAACATAGACCGTTGGCAAATAAATCAGCCAATAATTAAATCGGATATTACTACAACATTAGCTAATATAAGGGGAGTTCAATCTGTAATTGGTGTTAGTTTAAACAATTTATATGATAGTGATTTAGGATATTCTGGTAATGTATATGATTTAAGAACTGCAACCAGAAATGGAGTTGTATATCCTTCATTAGATCCTAGCATATTTGAAGTTAAATTTCATAATCAAGATATTAAAGGTCGCGTAGTTAGTTACTAATTCTTTTTTCTAAATATTTATAGAAAAAGGAATAACTACGATGGGAGTACTATCTAATAACTATGCACAAATTGTTCCAGGAGCTTTAATTTCTGCAAGTTATGTATCGGATATATATAATGTATTAATGGGTGCGTCACCTGAATCAATTATATTATCAGGTTCATTAACAATTTCTGGGTCAACTAGATCGACATCAGGATTTACCGGATCATTGCATGGTACTTCTAGTTGGGCTGTTTCATCTTCACGTGCAACGTTAGCAACAACCGCATCATATGCAATATCAGCATCATATATTAATTATATTAATAGTTCGTCAATTGCTGATTTAGCATTAACTGCTTCATATGTTAACACAGCTCAAACTGCATCATATGTAGCACCGAAACCTATTGCTATCAATACACAAACTGGTTCATCGTATATAATTAGTTCAAGTGATTTATATAATTTAGTTGCAATGAGTTCATCTGTTAGCAATACCGTTATAATACCTAATAATACTGAGTTAAGTACTCCAATTGGTAGTCATTTATTAATAACATCAGATAGTACAGGTCAAACAACTATTACTGGCAGTGCCGGTGTTTCTATATTATCAAATAATAATAAATTAAAATTAACAGGTCAATATAGCTTTGCATCATTAATTAAACGTTCAGTAAATACTTGGTCGTTAACTGGAGATACGACAATATGATAAGTGTAGCTGATATAGGAGTCATATCTAATGTTTCATTGTGGTCTAGTTTAGTTGCTGGGTGGAAGTTAGATAATAACTTTAATGATGTTTTAGGAGTTGCTAATGGTACGCCTATTAACGGGGCTGGATTTACAACTGGTAAAATAAATGAAGGTTTTAATGGAATAGTATCATATGATTATGCGAATGCTAAATACGTAGATTTTGGTAATTCGATTGCTCAACGAAATTTACAATTTCCAATAACATTATCATCGTGGATAAAACACAGTTATAGTACAACATATGGTGGATGTATTCCATTTTGGTTAGATGGTGATTATATGAGTCCAATACGAGGTGGTGTTTGGTTACAAATTACGAATTTAAATTTCATTGGCGGATCTGCTCGCGTAAGAGCTGGGTTTGGTGACGGGACTGGTGCAGCAATTAGTAGTAGTTCGGTTAAAGAATGGAGAACTGATTTTGTATTACCTAAAGATACTTGGATGCATGTTGTAGTTGTTTTTATTGATGCTAATACTATACGAATTTATGTAAATGGTATAGATACACCGGCTGCATATCTGTCAGGTACAGCTACTCAAATAGGTTGGTCTGGTCAGAAAACAATTATGGGTCTAGCAAATAATTATAACGCGGATTTTAATTCTATTAATCCATCATATGAAGGTGCAATAGATGAAACATATGTTTGGAATAGAGTTTTATCTCAGATAGAAATTTTAGCATTATACAATACTGGTAATGGAAAACAATACCCAAACTAATAATATATTAAAGGAAATAAATGTTTAGAATATTTTATGCAGAAAATGATGCAACGTTATATGAATCATCAGAGTACGCAAATACAGGAATCGATGAAATTTTAGAAATCGGAAAACGATTAGGTAATGATGGTGTTACATTACAAAAATCTCGAGCAGTATTAAAATTTGATATCAATGAAATTTCAGATGTATTATCAAAATATTCTGTAGATTTAAGTGATTGTAAATTCGATTTGCAATTATACACAACTAATGCAAAAAATTTACCTTCTGATTTTACTATCGATGCAAAATTGTTAGCACAACCATGGAAAAATGGTACTGGGTTTTATTATGATTCTCCAATTACGACAGATGGTATTTGTTGGGCAGACCCATTAACTACATGGGCTTTAGATTCGAAGTCAGGATCATTGTGGATATCCAGTAGTCAAAATATACAAGTTAATTCATCTTCAATATATGTTTCTGGGTCTGGTAAAGGTGGTAGTTTTTTATATCAACCATCCGCTGGGGTGTTTAATATTAATAATTTTAATCAATCATTTTTTATACAACCTGGTTTAAGTACAACTGAGAATTCTACGACTCGCCCAACAGATATTAATATTAATGTAACTGATGCAATTAAATTATGGATATCCGGTAGTAATAATAAAACTATACCAAATAATGGATTTTTATTAAAATTATCAGATGCAGATGAATTAGATTCTACAATTGCTGGTTATATTAGATATTTTAGTAGAGAAACTCATACAATATATGTTCCTAAACTAACAATGTATTGGGATAACAGCACATTTACAACAGGTTCATTAACAGCAGCAGATTTAGAATCATATTCAGTATATACTCATATAAAGCCTACATATAAAGATACAGAAATTGCTAAAATTAGAATATATAGTCGAGATAAATATCCTAGAAAATCTCCTACTAATTTATTTCCATATGAAACTGTAAAATTCTTACCTACTACTACATATTACGCAGTATATGATGCTGCTACAGATGAAGCCATAATTCCATATGATAATATTTATAATAAAGTAAGTTGTGATTCTACAAGTAATTTTATTCACGTTGATATGAATGGTTTTATGCCAGAGCGTTATTATCGTTTAGAATTTAAAATCGTAGATGGATTCACTGAACAAATTATCGATGATAAAATATATTTTAAAGTAGTTAGATAAGATGAGGACAATTATTAATAATGCTGCAGATGTAGTACGATATCAAAGGCCGTTAACTCAGCCAGATTTTGTAATTGATTACTATGTTAACGGTTTAACATATACATCAAATGATACTACGATATTACCTCGCGACACTGCTGGTAATATTTCAATTGAACCATCATCTAGCAATTTATTAGTTATAGAACCTATAATTGATAAAGTAACTACTACTTCGGCATTAAAAGTAATAGATACTAGTTTTCAATATTATAAATTTCCAGTTACGACCGTATCTAACGGATCATCAATTGATTTAAATATTGCAGATTCTGAAGAAATTTTATATACTGAATTAATATTACCAACAAGTCTAGATTCTAAAAATCAAATAATGGATTTAGATAATATTAATACATCATATGAGTCCACGTGGTATTATGGTAGTTACAATTCAAGTGGATTTAAATCTTTGACGTTTACTGGTGGTGTACAACCAAGAGCAAATGGATATACTATAACACAAGATGCGATAGATTTATTACGAGAAAAAAATAAAACTTTAAAATTCAAAATACAACTACAATTTTTACCCTACTATACTGGTAGAACAGGTATTATGGTGCGATTATCTAGAACAAATCCAAAAGCATATCGAAATTTTAAACAAGTAATATTATATTCTGAAGGTAATGTTGGTAATGTTGGTGATACAGTTGAAAATCCATATGATTTTAAGCCAAGAAATGAATATCCATATTTTGAACTGGAATACTATGTAGATATGAATGATATAGTTGCTAATGATTACTATGTTATTGAAGCAGTAGCCGGAAATGAGACATGGTGTTTGAATTCAAATGGTTTTTGGAATATAGAACCAGCAAATATACCGTTATCACCAGGCTATTATGGATCTAGTTCAGATAGTTTTAAAAATGCAGGAGTATATTATATATCGACTAACACTGTATTACGCGATGCTAATAACAATGATATTGGTAAAAAAACTGTAACAACTAATCAAGAATTTGAATTTATCTAATGTTAACACAATATAAAAATATCGATGAAATTAAGACTGCTACAAAGTCAATTTCTGCTACAAGGTTAGAATCATCAAAATCTAATTTATTATCACATAAAATAGATGTATCATTTTTAAATGATAATACTACTGAAATACATTTTTATTCTGGCGATTCGTGGGTTACTGGCAACCATTATGTAAATACAAATAATACTATTCCTGATTATCAGGATATGACATTAAATCGCCGTATACAGTTCCGCGGCGAACCTGTTGCTATAGATTTAAATAATGAATTAAATTCATTAAATCTTAAATCAGGTAAATTCACAACAGTAGTTAACTTTTTTAAAAACTTAATTGGTAACTATAATGAACAATATTTACGAATAGATGATATATCGCCTGATCGAACTGAAATTAGATTACGTGCAATTGATGATACTAATCCTAAATTTTTAACTGAGATTACTAATTATATTAATACAGTTAAACATATTCGAGAACCATTCTTTAAAACATATTTATTAAACTTTAGCCGAAATCAAACGGCTATGTTTGTTAATAGTGTTGTAATTGGTGATTATATATATGTTAAATTATATGAACCACTACCATCAAAATATTCTGTTAATTATAAATGTTGGATTGTTGAAGAATTAAAACAACCATATGTTGATCATGTATCGATAGTATTAGATAAGAGTACAAAACAATTTAAAACATTAGCAAATCCAAATTGGTATGCTTCTGATAAATCTATTATTGCATCTGCCGGTACTGAATTAAAATCATGGAATGATTTATTAGGATCATCTGTACAAACATCACAACAAATTGTAGATTCATATTTTTCTGGCAGCTTAGCCGGGATGAATTTGAATATTGATTATTCAGATTTTAATAACTTTATATTTTATAGTTCAGCAACAGAACGTGTTGAAAATTTTAAATATAAATTAGAATTACTTGAATTTTATAATTCACAAAGTTTAACAATATCACAATTATCAGGTAGTGTTGCAACAACGAATGCTTTAGATTATCAAACTAATCGAACTAATTTAATTAGTGGATTTGATACATTTGAACAATTTTTATATTATAATTCATCTTCTAAATTAACTACATATGATTTAGAAAAAGAATTTGCAAATGTTGCTGAGTTAACGGGTAGTTATATACAGCCAGTACCAAAAATAAATTCATCAATTCCATATACATTATATTCAGTTAATAGCAATGAATTTAAATTATGGTACTCAGAATTATATTCAAATGCAGTTACATATGATACATACAATAATAATTCATTAACTAGAGCAATTCCAGAACATATACGTTTTGATGAAAATAACGATCAAATGTTTATTTTTGTTAATATGTTAGGTCATCATTATGACATATTATATACATATATCAATAATATGACTCAAATTAATAAACGTGAAGAAAATCCTAAATTAGGTATGCCGAATGAATTATTATATTCAGTTGCAAAACAATTTGGATGGAATTTACAAAATGGAAATCAATATGCAGATTTATGGCAATACGTATTAGGTACATCAGAAGCGGGTATTCCGTTAACAGGCTCTAATACAGTTGGAGATCCAAGTGTACCTGGCCGAGATATGACATATACAGTTTGGCGTCGTATTGTTAATAACTTACCATTATTATTAAAATCAAAAGGTACTAAACGAAGTATACAAGCATTATTATCATGTTATGGTATTCCAAACTCAATGATTAATATCAATGAGTACGGCGGACCTAGATTGGATAGAGTACCGATATATGAAAAATTAAATTTTGATTATGCATTAGATTTAATTAATAATCCTGCAGGTAATGTTACTATAAATTATTCTCAATCTATAAATACAGTAGAGCTGCGTTTCCGAACAGATAACGTGGTTACTAATCCGTTATTACCAAGCACAATGAATTTGTTTTCAGTAGGTAACAACCACGTTACATTAGATTATACACGTGGTACATTAGGTACGATACAGATTAACGGTACTGCATCAGCTGATATTGAGTTATTTGATGGAGGGTGGTTAACTGCGATGTTAAAAACAAATGGTTCTAATTTAACTGTGGTTGCTAAAAAATCTAAATACGGGAAAATTGTAGCAGCAGTATCGGCATCTGCTACTTCATCATTTAATTTATCTGGATCTGTTATTTTAGGTGGAACTAGCACAAGTGCATCTAGATTAAAAGGTCAGTTGCAAGAATTAAGATTGTGGTCTAGTTCAATTGAAGATTCTGCATTTAATAATCACGTTAAAGCACCAGCAGCATATGATGGAAATTTAGATGCATACGATGAATTAGTATTTAGATTACCATTAACACAAAAAATTAATCATACTGCAACAGGTAGTTTATCAGGTGTAGAACCAAACCCGTCTAATATCTCAGCATCTTTTGCTAGTTGGTCAACTTCGACGCCTTATGATTCAATTGAAGAAACATATTACTATGATAGCATTTCAGTAGGATCTGGAACATATGACGATAACAAAGTTCGTGTTGAAGAAAATGATCTGGTTGGTACATTGGATATTAAAACTAGAGCAGAACGAAGTCAATTTGATAAAGCTCCATTAGACAGCAATAAATTAGGTGTATATTTTTCTCCTCAAACAATGATTGATGAAGATATTATTGCACAATTAGGTTTTACTAGTTTAGATGATTTTATTGGAGATCCGGGTAATACTGACCCATCTGAATATCCTGCATTAATACAAGAAGCTCAATCATATTGGAAAAAATATGCTGACAAAAATGATATTAATTCTTATATAAAAATATTTACATTGTTTGATTTGTCATTTTTTAAACAACTCGAACAATTATTACCAGCACGTGTTAATGCTATAACTGGTATTGTAATACAACCAAATATTTTAGAACGAAACAAAACAGATATTTTACCAACTATATCTAATTTAACTGTTAGTTATGATACATTAATCACAGCAACACAATTAACAGCTTCAGGTGATTATTTAAATTTCCTAGGAACAGTTGATGGTAATATAATGTCTGTTAGTGCAGTGGATGATGATCAGTGGCAAGTATATTTAACATCGTCAGTTGATGATAGATATAATAGTGTTGAATATTCACATCAATCATTAATCAGATCCGGAAGTGTTTATATAACAGCATCTACACCGTATTGGATGAGTGAAGCTTTATCGCCGACGATTACTGGTAGTATTCTTTCTGAGTTCTCAATAGTTAATGGGACAGAAACATATATTACTAGTTCATATGGAAGTGTATATGGTACTGGTTTATATGGATCATCATCATATTCAATGCCAGTTGCGAATTGGATTGGAACAAGATCACAACGACAAGATTATTTACCTGCCGGTATTAATAATCAAAGATACAATGGAGCACAAATGACGTCATTAGATTTTAATATTAATTCTGCAGATACAATCGATGGTGGCCCAGTTGTAGAATGGACAACTGCAAATGGTAATCAGTTAGTTTACCAAACTCCAAATAACACACAAGGTAGTTTTATAATATTATAAAATTCGATAAATATATATTTATATTAAATAAGGTTAAAAACATATGGGATATTTAGATAATACAAGCGTAACAATTGATGCTATTTTAACATTAAAAGGACGTGAATTATTAGCAAAAGGTGGTAACGCTTTTAAAATTACACAATTTGCGGTAGGTGATGATGAAATTGATTATACATTATGGAATCCAGATCATCCATTAGGAACAGCATATTATGGTACTATTATAGAAAATATGCCAATAACAGAAGCAATTCCAGATGAAACACAGGCGTTGAAATATAAATTAATTACATTACCAAAACAATCAACAAATATACCTGTAATAAATGTTGGTAATACTTCGATTACATTAGCAGCACCAGGTAATGCGTCAACTATTACACCTAATACATCGAATTTCCAAGGCGGAAATGCTAATTTAGGATATACTGCTATTCTATCTGATTCAACGGTAGCAGATTTATTTGTAACTAGAGCATTACAAAATTCAACGTTACCTACGACACCTAGATTCATTGGAGATAATGAAGATGCACAAAGTGTAGCAGTAGCTGGATATGAATTCCGTGTTGTTGCAAAAACACAAATGATATCGGATAAAACTGCTACAATTACTATTATAGCAAATGAAACTGGTGGTAGTGTTACAATTAATTTAACTGTTAAAAAAGCAACAACTGCAACATTATAATAGGCAATAAAACATGATTACAAAAAATTTAATTAATCGTTTAAAACAATATCCTCGACAAGGTGGAGTACCTCGAGGAACGGCTGCTGCACTGTCGACAGCTAATAGTTTACAAAACGCATCACGTGGAACTGCTACTCCATTAACACAACCAGTTGATGATAATGCTACTAGTGCAACAGCAGCAGTAGTAAATGCTCAAGTAATGCAATTAGCTCGCCAAATGGCTGATCAAATAATCGCAGATCAACAACAAACGCAAATAACAGCAAGGAGTGGTAGAACATATACTAAATTTGATACTGTTAATGATATTATATCAAACCAAACAGAAGTTGTTACTGGTGGATTATGGAGTGATAATGTTGCAAGTTTAACTACATATTTTAGTTCATCCGCACAAACAATATCACAACGTAGATATTATACAGATGTATATCAATCTAATCCTAGTGCTGATGGTGCAGCTGTACAATTTTCATTAGCATATGGCCATGCATTAGGAAGTGGTTCTGATTCACAAGGTCAATTAAATGATTCTCCATCTAGAGCGATTTATTCTCAATATAGACAATTATTATTAGCACCAACAGATTCTCGTTTTACGACAGCTGGTTCTGGTAGTACAGATCATATATACGTAGTTAATTTTAAACGTAATAGATTGCGTGAAAGATTAGATGCGGGTAATTTTGAATTACCATTAGTTAGTATTTCATCTAGAGCAACAAATGCTACAGGTAGTGTTTCGTTAGGTTCTAAATTAATAACTTTAATCGATGATTCAGTTGCAACAACAGGTTCAATTGGACAATCAGGAAGAGTATATAATATAGTATCCGGTTCTATAAATGGAGGTGTTTATAATCCGTCCGCACCTATATATTATGGATTAGTATATCCAGATTACGGTACATTGATATTAGATGCTAAAATGTTAGATCAACAACTAGGATTTAAAACTAATGTTAGTTCTAGTTCAGAAGGTAATAATCATTTTGCTTTATATCATTCAGTTTCAGGATCTGCATTATTCACTGATGTTAGCACTAGTGACCCATATGGTTTCTTAGCAAGAAATTCTGAAAAGATTACAAGTACTCATTATTTTGTAAGAATTAAAAATGCAGAATATAACTTTTCTAATAATCCATCATTTGTAACAGGTAGTGTAGGTCAAATCGCTCAATCAACTTTTATTGGAGATCCTAAAACTTATGTTACAACGGTTGGTTTATATAATGATTACCAAGAATTATTAGCTGTTGCTAAATTGAGTAAACCATTATTAAAATCATTTTCTAGAGAAGCTCTTATAAGAGTTAAATTAGATTACTAAAATATCCATTGAATTAAGCCCTGCTATATTTATATTAAATGTAGTAGGGTTTTTACTGATATGACAGAATCTAGATTAATAACGACAAACAATGAAAATGAATATCTTGGAATTTATCCAACTGTTTTTAAAAAAATAGATAATTCAGATATTTCAATTACACCATTTCAAGTTAATAAATCGTGGACTGTGTATTCTGGCTCTGCTACTAGTAGTGCACTTCCGTTAAATGCTATATATAGTAATCCAGAAATTTTACCAGCATTAGGATCTGAATTAACATATAATGATGCTAGTAATATTAACGGTAGTTTACAAACGGTAACGTATTTTTCAGTGAATCATATGTTTTATAAACATAAAAAAGATCCAATGAAAACATATGGTCCAACTGACTTAAATAAAACTCCAAAATATTTATTCGAATCTGCATCTATATTATCATTTCCTCAAGTAAAAATTGGGGAAGGTATTAAGCCTAGTTCATTTACAATGATTACTGATAATAACATAGGAGTGTCTGGATTAGCTAGTATTATTTTAAATTTAAAATCAGACCGTTATAGTAATATTTATGATACAGCATTTAATACTAGTTCGATTGTTTCGGGTTGTAAATACTATGAAGGATTCAATGAATATTTCGATTTATCTAGAATCGAATATCAATCAAACAATGTAATATATACCACCGGAATTACGACAACTACGGGTGCAAGTTCTAGTATCGGTAAATCTGCGTATTTTAATAACAATGGCTATATTAAAACGGCAGTAGATGGTTTATATAACAGAGATACCAATTATGCAATATCATTCTTTATACAGGCTCAAACCGGTAGTACAGACGATCTTATAATCACTAAAGCAAATACTAATATAACTCCACAATATCCATTTAAAATTTATATAAGTGGTAGTGCAGGTTCTACGAGAACAATGTATTTTAAAATTGCAGGTAGCACAACATTTACACAACAAATTTCATCATCATTTACAGCAGATAATTGGCATCATGTTGTATGTCAAAAATCAGGAAGTGTAATGCAAATGTATGTTGATGCTAATTTAATAACATCAGCTTCTAGTAGATTATTAACGGCAAATAATTCTCCATTTACAGCTTCAGCTCGTATTGATAATCAAGAATCAATATCAATTGGTGGGTATAATACATTGACTCAGAATTTTAGTGGTTATTTAGATGAAATTCGAATTTATAATAAAGCATTAACTAGCACAGAAGTTGGATATTTAGCAGATAGAACCGAAGGTGGTACATTGCTTCAAACAAATATTGTTGGAAATGTATTTTCTAAACATGGTTTAGCAGTTATTACATCACCAGATTATAGGTTTAATAATATTTTAACTTCACCATATACTGCTAGTTATAAAAGTACAAAAACAATTAATGAATTAAGTATATTAACAAAATTAGATGCTGGTGATTTTAATATGTCATTGAATAATTCATTAACTACTGATAATGATATAACATATCAATCATTTGTTACTAGTAGTGCATTTTCTCCATATATAACTACAATTGGATTGTATGATGATTCTGGCCAATTATTAGCAATCGGTAAAGTAGCACAACCAATTAAAAAGAGAAATGATGTTGATATGAATTTTTTAATACGAATTGATTTAGATAAGAATATACAATGATTAAATTAAAAAATATATTGCGTGAATTAGCAGAGCCTGATGTTAATCGATTATTGCAAAAGATAAAAAATAAACAATTTAGATTGTTTGCACAAGGCGATAATGGTCGTATATATGAAATCGAAGGCGAAGATAAACTTTTTAAAATTACAGACGAATTATCAGAATATGAAGTTGCTGAAATTATTGTAGGTCGCCATTCTCAATTTTCAACATTTATTCCTATACATTATGTAGATAATAAAAATATGTATATTGCTTCGAAAGCAAATCCATTATCCACAGAATTACAGAATGACTTAAATTCATTTATTAAAAACTATAAACAGTTTGCTTATAATGAGGGCGGAGAAGTTAGTATATTTGATTTTTTAGATGCAGACGGTGCTCGTAATACAAATGAAGTATTAGTTAATTTTTTACGAGCATTGCAACAAGATATACAACGAACTGGTATTGAGGATTTGGATTTGGATTTGGATTTTAGTACTGATAATGTAATGTTGTGGAATGGTAATTTAGTATTAATCGATTGGTAAAGATATTTATAATATATGAAAACAAATATAATTATAGAACGAGTAATTCGTAAAATGTTATTCGAACAAGGTGTTGATACAATTGTACGAAATGTTATTAAACCGTCTAACGAATCTACATTATCAGCTGCACAAACACATGGTGCGATAATATCAGCTTGGTCTGCATTTATAATAAAATCAGTTCATAAGCGCGGCATCGATGCAACTAGCAATCCAGATTGGTCATCATCTGTTGGTGCTGCAACTGCAATACGACAAGCAATCAATAAAAATGGAAAAGCACAAGAAACACAATATTATGGTAAAACGGGCCCGTTTAATAAAATAGATGTTAATGGTCAACCGAAATACATGTATGTTGTCGGTCCAGATTTAGCATCTAGAGATCGTGCCGTAAAACATAATGTATGGGTATGTAATTTTTCACAATTATATGAAATTGCTAAACGTTTAGATGCAAATGAAAAAAAGCCATTACAATATTTCGAAATAATTGAAAATTTAGTTGATGATAAATCTACTATGTTAGGTAATATTATTATTTTTGATTATCGAGATGTTACCCCATGGTTTAATGAATTAAAAAAATATAAATTGACAGATAAACCAATTGACGCTGCTAAATTAATACCTGAATTACAATATTTAAGTAAAGATACTGATATTGATGCATCTAGTACTACAGATACTGAAAATATTATTGATATTAATGATGAAAATGCAGAACAATATAAGTACCCAGGTTTTAAAGGTAAAGCACGATTATCTACGGATATAAAAGGAAATCGAATTATTATACCATTAAATGGTAGTATCGGTATACGCCAAGAAGATACTGGAATTGCTGGATTATTCACCGGTGAATTTAAAAACGGAGTTCCATATAAAGGCACTGTTAAATATGATAATGGTACAGAGTTTACAGGCGAATTAATTGATCCATATGCATTTATTAACGCAAATGGCACACGAAATTTCTATTATACCGAACCACTTAAATCTACAACAAATAAAACAGTTGATGCTACTAGTTCTGTAACAAATAATCAATCAGATACAGATACAACTAGTTCAACAGTTACATATCCTGCTACAGCAAATGATGGGACTATTATATATACCATGAGTGATACCGATAAATATGTATATTGGGCTGAAAATGGCGCATGGTATACTGGTAGTAAAACACAGTACGAAACCAGTACAGCAAATGGTAAACGTATAACAAAACAAGTTGCAATCAATAAATTAAATACAAAATTTCCAGATGCTATTAAAAATGCACCGGCGCCAGCACAAACACAAACAACTACCGAAATTTCTGATTATCAACCAGGCGATCGTGTTAAATTTAAAGCAGCGTTAGGAACTAAAATACCAATATTATATTATAATAATCGAACTAAACAATATTTTGAAGATACACAAATGGATTTTATTACAAGTGAATATCCAGTAACATTTAAAAAATATTCCACAGATCGTAAATATGTTTTATTAGATTTTGGTAGTAATCAAAAACGTTGGATGTTAGCAAGTTATTTAAAATCTAAATAAAAAAATAAAGTTATGGCAAAAAATCATTGGCATAGTTCTACAGGTAAACGAGCGAATGCATTAAAATACGGTTATAAATCAGGATTAGAACATACTGTTGCAGAACAGATAAAAAGTTTAGAATTTCCTTTGAAATATGAAACAGAAACACTAAAATATATAGTACCGGAGCGTCAAGCAAAATATACTCCTGATTTTATTTTAACAAAAAAGAACGGCGAAACAATGTACATCGAAACAAAAGGTCGTTGGACTGGTGTTGATCGTTTAAAAACAAAACATGTTTTAGCTTCGAATCCTGGAATTGATTTGAGAATGGTATTTCAAAATCCATCTCAAAAAATATCAAAAGCTTCAAAAACTACGTATGAAGATTACGCAAGAAAACTGGGAATTGAATTTATTGCAAAGAAGGATATACCGGCAGAATGGTTCGCGGAATGTGTTAAAAATGAAAAAGATATAATAAAAGTAAACAAATTCTTCTAAAAGGTTGGATTTGTGAATTATTTTTCATATACATTCAGTATTAATGAAATTTATTTTATTAATAGATTAATTCATTTATGAATTGATCGTTAGACCAGAAATGAAATGTATGTGTCTGACTAATATAATTAATAATAATATATAATAAATATTAATAATATTAATTGGAATATTACTGTAATTTTCATATAATATTAATATGAAGAATATAAAATTATTACAATTACTGGAATCTGTTTTAGGTAAAGGTAAATCTACATCTGGTAATAATATTGCATTCTTCTCTCCATTTGTTTCTCATTATAAACCAAAATTAGAAATTGATATTGAAACAAATCATAATGGAGAAAATCCATGGCACTGTTGGATATCTGATAAAAAAGGCAGATCAATATCATCTTTATTTAAGCAATTAAATTTATCAAAAGAAAAATTCGAACAATTAAGTCGAATTATCGAATCAACAAAATATCGTGTTAATACTACTGTAACTGAGAAACAAGTTATATTACAATTACCAAATGATTATAGACCACTTTGGATTGAAAAGAAAACACCTGATTACAGAAATGCAATGCATTATTTAAAACAACGTGGTTTAACATTGTTTGATATTTTAAAATATAGAATTGGTTATTGTGAAACAGGTGAGTATACTGGTAAAATAATTATACCTAGTTATGATGCAGAAGGTCAATTAAATTATTTCGTGTCACGTGCATATTATTCGGCAGATACACAAAAACATAAGAATCCAAAAGTTTCTAAAGATATTATCGGGTTTGAATTGTTTATAAATTGGGCAGAGCCGATTGTGTTATGTGAAGGTTCGTTTGATGCAATTGCTGTTAAAAGAAATGCAATACCTTTATTTGGTAAAATCATTCAACCTGCATTACAAAGAAAAATAATAGAAGAACGAGTTAAAAACATATATTTGTGTCTAGATCCAGATGCATTGAAAAATGCAATACAAATTGCTGAACGATTTATGTCAGAAGGTTTAAATGTATATTTCGTAAATTTAAAAAGCGGAGATGCATCAGAATTAGGATTCAATAAAATAACAGAAATATTAGCAGATACAGATGTATTAACATTTGAAAAGTTAATGGAATTAAAAATGGGAATGTTATGGCTATAACAACTATCGACATAGGAATCGATAAAATTGATAAACTTTACCACATTAGTGATATTCATATTCGTACACTAAAAAGACATGGTGAATACCGAGAAGTATTTAATACTTTACAAAATTATATTGCTAGAACAAGTACACCAAATAGTGTTGCTGTTCTTACTGGCGATATCGTTCACAGTAAATTAGAAATGTCGCCTGAGTTAATACAAGTATTAGTAGAATTCTTTAACGGGTTTGATATTCCAACTATTGTGATATTAGGTAACCATGACATGAATTTAAACAATATGCATCGAATTGATGCAATTAGTCCAATTATCAATGTTATCAGTAATCCTAATATTATTTTTATTAAAGACAATGGTTTGTTTGAAATAGGTGGTATTGTATGGAATCATATGGCAGTTGATGTTGCACCAACTGAATATATTAATGCTGCTGATTTCGATGCTCCATATAAAATTGCTATGCACCATGGTGCTGTTAATACTGCAAAAACGGATATTGGATATCAAATTTCAAATGAACATGTAACTACAGAAATATTCAAAGGACATGATATCACTTTGTTAGGAGATATTCATAAGCCAGCTCAATTTTTAAATGAAGAACAAACAATTGCATATCCAGGTTCATTGATTCAACAAAATCACGGTGAAGCATTAGACCATGGAATATTGGTTTGGGATATTGAAACTAGATCTGCTGAGTTTGTGCAAATTGAGAATGATTACGGTTATGTAACAATTGAAACTGATGGTATTAACATTGTTAATGCACCACATAGAATGCCTAATAAACCACGTATACGTATTAAGTTTAATGGTACTAGTGCAGCAGATATGAAAAAGTTAATTGCAACTATTCGTAAAAAATACAATGTACAGGATATCACAATACAGAGAAATAGCAATTCAATTGATACCAACGCATCTTCATCTTTCAGTATTGGAAATGTTCGTGATGTCGAATATCAAAATACATTGATTACAGATTATATTCAAATCAATCAACCACAGGCTACTGCTGAGGAAATAGATGCAATTAGACATATTAACCGTACGATTAATTCTAAATTGCCAGCAGTTGAATCAGTTCGTCATATGACATGGCACCCGGTAACATTTGAATTTGAGAACATGTTTTCATATGGTGAAGGCAATGTAGTTAATTTTGAAAACTTACAAGATGTATGTGGTTTATTTGCAGCAAACACTTCAGGTAAATCATCATTGTTAGATGCAATTACTTATACTATTTTTGATAAATGTAGCAAAACTGGTAAAGCACATGAAGTATTAAATAATAAAAAGAATAGTTTTAAAGGAACATTTCGTTTTGAGTTAAATGGAATTATTTATACAATTGTTCGTGAAGGTATTAAACAAAAAAGTGGTCACGTTAAAGTCAATGTAGAATTCTTTACTGATTCTGAAAATTTAAATGGTGAAGAGCGTAGTGAAACAAATAAAAATATTAGAAAGTATTTAGGTACCTATGATGATTTTATTTTAACTGCATTTTCATTGCAAGCAGATAACAATAACTTTATTGAAAAATCTCAACGTGAACGAAAAGATCTTTTATCTCAATTTTTAGATATTACAGTATTTGAACAATTATTTCAATTAGCAAATGAAGAAATAAAAGAAACTGCTGGTAAATTAAAAGAATACAAGAAAACAGATTTTGATATTATCATTAATAATGCTGATACGATTATCACTGACAATCAACAAACAATTAATGAATTAGAAGTTGAAGAGGATGAATTGCAAGATAAAAGAAATACATTGCAAAATGAAATTTTATCTTCAATTGAAACAAAACAGCCAACTACTTATAATGGTCCGGATATTAAAATATTAGAAAAAACAGAATCCACATTAACAAAAAAGATTTCAGAATTACAAACAAATATTGATACTGCAGAAACAACATTAGATACATTAACATCTGAATACCTTGTTATTAAGAAAAACATAAGAAAATATAATGAAACTAATTTAAAAAGTGATGTTGATCAGTTAGAAAAATATGAAACAGAAACCACAGCTTTACAACTTAAAGTAAAACAGCAACAAGGAATTGTCAATGCAAAACAAGAAAAAATTAATCATTTGTCCGAACATGAATATGATCCGAACTGTCAATTCTGTACATCTAACGTATTCGTGCAAAATGCAATCGAAGCCCAAAACACGATTGATTCAGATAAACAAATATTAACTGATTTACAAAAACAAGTAACAGATTTATTAGATAAATCAAAACAATTGCAATCATCCGCAACCGAGTATGCTGAGTTAATTGAATATAAACAACAACATCAATTAAAACGTGCAGCAATAGAAAAACAGGAATTGCAATTGCAAATTGTTGAAAATGATTTACAAACACGTGAATCAGAATTAGAAACAACATTAGAACGTCAGGAACTATTTAAATCAAATGAATCAGCAATTACACATAACGAAGTGATTGATGCTAAAATCGAAACACATAAATCTACAATAGAAGAAATTGCAGGTTTAATAAAAGATATTACAGAAACAATTCGTAGTAAACACGGTTCAATTGAAGTTGCTAAAACAAATAAATCAACTGCTATTTCTCAATTAGAAAAATATCGTAAATTAGAAATTGAGTATAAAGCATATGAATATCATTTAGAATCAGTAAAACGAGATGGTGTTCCATATGAGTTAATTACAAAGGCAATGCCTAAAATTGAAACTGAAATTAACAATGTATTAAATCAAGTTGTTGATTTTAACATGGTTCTTCAAAGTGACGGTAAGAATATTAATGGATATATTATTTATGATGAAGATAACTATTGGCCATTAGAATTAACATCTGGTATGGAACGATTTATGTCATCATTAGCAATACGTATTGCATTGATAAATGTATCAGCATTACCTCGTCCTAACTTTATTGCAATTGATGAAGGTTGGGGAAGTTTAGATGCAGAGCACATTTCAGCTGTTGTAAACTTGTTTGAATATTTTAGAACAAAATTTGATTTTTGTATTATTATATCTCACGTTGATACAATGAGGGATATGGTTGACAATTTAATTGAAGTAAATAAAATTAATAAATTTAGCCAGATTTACCATACATGATATTTATATAAAAAAGAAATATCAGTTAATGAAAAGAAAAACAGCAGTATATAAAGGATTAGAGTTTATTGATGTATACTATACTGATTTATCATTAACATCTCCAGATTACTTTCAAATTACTGAATTTCCGGACAGATTAACTTCAGGAAAAAACTTATTTAAACTAAAAGGCCACCCTACCAATCTAAAAGTGGGTGGCTATTTAAATTTAGAAATATTGGATTATAATGGCGATCCAATTTATCATGAAATTGTAGATTATATAGATGAAGATAAATCACGTGTAATTGCAATTTATATATATGAAGATTCATCGCCAGGTGAATGTGTAATAACACTATTAGCAGAAGCTGTTACAATAAACAATCAACTGGTACCTGCCGAATGGCGAGGAAGATCAAATGTTAAATGGCAAAGAACAGTTGCTGTTAATCCAACTGTATCAAATGAATCAGAAATTATTTTTGAAACATTACCTACGGTTTCTTTACGAGAACAAGTAGCACCACATTTAGATAGAACTTATGCATTGGGGCAATTTCCAACATATTCTGCTGGTAATGTTAAATATACAGCATTAAATGGTCAACCGGTAATTGAGTTAGCAGGTGGCGCATTTACACCAGATATGAAAACTGGTACTATAACAGTTAATACTCCTAATAACGCATTTCCTCAACCTGCATATACTCCAATCTCTACTAAGTATACATCGACGATTAAAAAGATATTAACACCAACGTTGGCTGTGTTAGATTCGGAGTATACAGTGTATAGCAACCAAAGTATATCATCACATACATTTAATTCATTTGATGTATCTTCATATACATTATCATATGAATCAACACCAACATATACTCAAACACAAAATTCAGAATCATATGCTTTAGTTGAAATTAACGATTTAGAACCAGCAACCGGTGATATATCTCGTATTAAACTGTATATGAATAACAATGGTACGGTTGGAACATGGGAACCTATTATTGATATTGAATTGGATGAAACAGAAATATTTGTAACTAATACTGGTTCTTTATTTCCTGATAAATCAGTTGGTACGATTGAATCGCAAACAACAATTAACACATATTGGCAAGGCGTTACGTATATTGGTAAAACTGTAAGCACTGCGCCTACATTAACATATTCAAACACTGATTTAACAAATGCAATTGATGTAACAAGTACAACTAATATTGCAGCAGATAATGCAGTACATGTATTAAAAATAAATCCAACATTTAATGGAGTATTTTTAGGAGCATCATCATATAAAGTAACATTTGATGCAATTGGTACACGTGATTTATATAGCAATAACATAAACCCGGTTATATCAGTGTATATGTCAGGTAGTGCATTTAATTATGATGCAACTGATATGTTAAATCAAGAATTAACAACTACATTAGGAAAACGAATTGGTAGAATTGAAATTGATTCTACATCTAAACGTTATGATGATTATGTATTATCATTTGAAGCTGATGCAACGGGTAAAGGAACATTGTTATTTGTAATAGAATCAGGCCAATGGCAAATTGCTGATATTAGAACAACCACAGATAATGATGCTGGATATACTCCAAATTATACTAGATTAAAAGCATTAATACCAACTGCGCATAAAATTAATAATCAATTAACATTTAAAATTGAGTATTACAATGTAGCCGGTGTAAAAAGCAAACAAATAAATTATATTAGCAATCTAAATTGGGAAGGTGGAAATCGGTATGTTGATGGAAACTACTCAATGCTAACTGGTTCACTTTATGTTGCTGATAGTTTAAATAGCGGTGTAGCAATTAGTGGATATCCTAATTCTGGTTTTATTAGATCATTAGGCTATGAAGGATTTAATGCAGGGTTTCCAGGATTTTTATTGTGGTCTGGTTCTGCAATGCCTTCATCTACAACTACATATCAAGGTGTAGGATTAGAGTTATATGCTAATACAGATAATTATTTTAGATTTAGAACCGATCCATCAGAATTAATTGTTAAAACACAAACATTCTTTTTAGGTTCAACATCGCCTGCAAACTTTATAAGTGGTAGCAATGGTAATTTAGAAATTTCATCAAGCAATTTCCATTTATTACCAAATGGTGATTTGTCTGCAAGTAACGGAGATTATTCTGGTGTATCATCTGCGCAATTTTTTAGAAATAAAAGTATAACAGTAAATCAAGAAAATACAAGTAGTTATTTTAGATTTACAGAACAAATTAATACGCCAGGTGATTATTATTATGTACCTGCTTATTATACATTAGTAGTTGATGGAACATTGGGTGGTGAAATTGCACAACACGTAATTATATCATGCTCATTGAAATATAGAACCGGTGGTTCTGGCGCAGCGGCATATTCATATCCAATTTGTATTGCTGGTATCGATGTGCCTGATATAATTGGAACAAATGCTGCTACTGTTACAATAGAAATCGGCTCAACTGGTGTATTTTTTAGAGATGATGTAGGTGCATTTGGTGCAGCATTAGAAGAAATACGTGCCGATTGGGATAGCGGTAGTTTTGGTTAATTTAATAGAATAAATATATATGGCAGAAATTCAATTATCAAACGGGGGTGTATATAACTTTATAACACAAGGTGGATCAACCGCACATATAGCATCTATCGGTGGTACTGATTATCCATTCCAAACATATTTTATGCAAGGAATAATAACATCCGGTAGTAGCACGAGTACTATAAATTCACTTACAGTTAATAATATATTGTTACACCAAGGCTTGAAACAATATAAATCACCAATTGACGGAGGAATATACGGCCCAGTTCCAATCGATACAGATACAATCTCAGTAACTAATTTACAAATTCTCGGATATACAAAATTAGTACAATCTGGTAGCATGTATTCATTTTATGGTAATACAGATCATTCTGTTAGATTAGCTTCGCCAGGTAATGCAAGATATGGTACGATTGTTAGATTTATGAAACTTACAAATACTACAAATACATTAGCAATTACTGGTAGTGGGGGCTATATCAATAGTTCAGCTAGTATAGCATGTAGTGATCCATATGCTACAATTGAATTAATTTCAGCTGATGATCCGGTTGCGGCTGGTGGTCGATGGGTCATATTATCTAAAACCGGAGCATGGTCTTAAATCATGTAATATTTATATTAAACGGATAAATAACAAATGGATAAAATAACAGTATTATTTCCTGGTGGATTCAAACCATTAACCGGCGCACATATGGCTTTAGCACAAAGATATGCAGACGATCCACGTGTTGAACGAGTTATCATGTTAATCGGTTCAAAAGAACGAGATGGAATAACACGCGAAAAAAGTGCAGAAATTTTTAATTTATTAAATACAAATTCAAAAATTATAATGCAACCAACAGAATTCAATTCTCCAATTGCAGCTGCATATGAATATTTATTTGCATTACCAACAGATGCAACAGGTAATTTTGCAATGGCAGCGTCTACAAAAGGAGATGATTATGTTCGTGCTAAAGATTTTATTCCGAATGTAGATAAATATAAAATTACCGGCGACAAAAAAGGAAGAACAATTCCACAAGGTGTTAATGCAACTGAAATGAGTATTAATATAGATCCAGAATTATATGCAAATGGACAACCAATATCTGCCTCTACTATTAGAGCAGCATTAGCAAATAATGATTATAAAACATTTGAGGATTCATATCCTGGATATGCTGATGCCGTTATAAAAAATATTTGGCAAACTTTAACAAGTGTGCAAGAATCTACATATTCAGTGAATTGGTGGAAAACAATGTTTGAAGGTGCAATGGGTACTAAAGACAAAGACCAACATGATGCAAAAATAAAAAAACTAAGACATTTTTTAAATTCACATGAAGGTAATAGTTTTCAATATGATTTCGATGAATTTGCAAAAACAATATTTGGTGCAAAAATCAATGAATCTGTTTCGAAACCTAAAACATTAATTACCGAAGGCGGCGCCGGTGGACATATGGCACATCCATATGATAATCACGGATTAACATTTGGTGATATGAAAGAAATAGTATCACGTGGTTTAGGTGGGTATTTGGATATGGAAGAAGCAGTTACTGAAAAGACAGATGGTCAAAATATTCAAGTAACATGGAAGAATGGTCAAATTGGTTTTGCTCGGAATAAAGGAACTGTTATTAACCCAATGACAACGGCTGAGTTACAAGCTAAATTTGATAATCGCGGACCTATATCTGAAGCATTTGGCGGTGCTGGTGAAGACTTGCAAGAAGCATTCGGTCGTATCGCACCAGATCAATTAAATGCAATATTTAAAAATGGTCGAGTATTTGCTAATATGGAAATTATATATCCAGCAACTAAAAATGTTATTGCATATGAAACAGCAGTATTACAATTTCACAATTTAGTTGAATATGATGAAGTTGGTAATATTGTAGAAACAGATGCAGCCGGCGGTGGGTTGGTTCAACGTGTAGTTGCAGAGGCAAATGCACATTTACAAAAAACCGATACAGCCGGCAATGCTATTGATATGGTATATAGTAAAGGATTTAAAATAATACCACCGCAACAAATTAAATTAGGACGTTTAGTAGATTTTGAAGATCAACAAAAAGCATTCTTTACTGAAATAGATAAATTACGTAATTTGTTTAAATTAAAAGATACAGATTTAGTTACAGAATATCATAAAGCATGGTGGGCAGATGTTATAAGAACTAAAGCTCAAGAATTAGGATATCAAATACCAGATGCCGTATTAACGACATTAATATATCGTTGGGCATTTAATGATAAATCAACATCGATTGTTAATATTAAAAAACAAATTGATAATCCTAATTTTAAAACATGGGTAACTGATTTCGATAAACAAGATTTTAAAAGTTTCCAAAAACAAAATATGGAACCATTTGAAACTATCTTTTTAAGATTAGGGGCTGTAGTTTTAAAAAATGCAGAAAACTTCTTAGCAGTTAACCCAAGCAATGCAGTTCAAGAAATCAAAACAGAGTTAGCACAATTAAGCAGAGAATTAGAGCAAAGTGGAGATCTTAAAGTACTAGAGAAATTAAAAGCGGAATTAGTTCGTATACAACGTTTAGGAGGATTTGAAGCAATTGTACCATCTGAAGGCATTGTATTCGTATACAGAGGTAATACTTATAAATTAACCGGTGCGTTTGCTCCAATAAATCAAATTTTAGGTGTATTAAAATATTCACGTTAATATTTATTATAAAAATAAGGTAAATCAAAATGGCTGAAAAACACAAAAGCAAGTATAAGAAACCAGAAAATACGAAATATAAAAGTCGTAAAGATTTAAAAGATTATACTGCTGATGATAAAGAGGGTGGATTAAATCCAAATTCTGCAGGTGAGAAACAAAGCAACGTTCTTAGAAAAACAGACAAAGAAACAGTTGATACTGGTGATATGTATGTGAAATACAATGCTGATGATCGTTTATATAAAGATGTTGAAGATGGTGAGTATGATCCTAAACATGCAGCTAAAGTTTTGAAAAAACGTCAAGATGCTGGCGAAAAAGCTAGTGAAAAAAATCTTAAGGATAAAGTTTATAATTTAACTCGCGAACAACAAGAACGTTTAGTTAGAGAATATATTCGTAGAAAAATTACTAAAGTTATTTTAGAAGCTGAAGGCGATGTTGATCCTGCCGCGGCAGAAGATCCATTAGCAGCAACAGATCCAACTGCAGTAGATCCCGCAGCTGCACCAACTGATATGCCGGCGCCAGATCCAACTGCAGCGCCAGATCCAACCGCAACTGCTCCAGCAGCACCAGCACCTGTAGTTGAACCAACTGCTGCAGCACCAGCAGCTGAAGTGCCGGCTGAAGAACAACAAGCAATTAATGTTAAAAAATATGTAGATTCAATTAAAGCAGCTGGTACGATTAATCAGGTTAAATCTATATTACAAGTATCTAAGGATTTAACTGCAGAAGTAGAACCAGCAGATAAACTTAATTATTATAAGTTATTGATGCGAGCTGCAAAAGAGCATGTTATTAAATTGAGTAATACATCAGCAGAACCTGATGAAAATAAATAATAAATAAAGAAAAAGGTTATGGCAAAAAAGTTACAAAACATCAAGGCAATCCAGGAGATGTTAGATGGAACCCATAGGTTTCAAACTAAAAAAACTGTTGGGTTTAGTGATGCAGAATCAGTTGCAAAACAAAATGAACGACATGAAGTAGGTGATATTTGGGAAGAAACTAATTCTTCTGGTGTTACTTACATCATTGAACAACGAGATGGTTTTAGAATTAAAAAAACAAAAAACTCAGATGTATTCCAACAAGTCCGAGATGAAATTCGTTCATTCCCACATTGCAGAAAAGACATATGTACATGTTCAGGTACACATCCATTAGACTTAAAAATGAGAAATTTTCATGGAATGTGTTTTGATTGTGTTATTGAAATGGAACATGAATTAAAACGTGATGGTAAGTTTGATGAATATGCATATAATAGAATGCGAGAAAATGCAATGTCATGGCTACGTGATGCAGAACGCGATGTTGCAATGTTAAAAGAAACATATACAACCGCAGCAAAATTTGTAACTAATTCAGACGGAATGACAGAAACATGGGCAGCAAAGATGACTCCTGAACAATTCAATGAACAAGTACAAGAACAATTTGACAAATTTAAAGAAGAATTTATTAATAAACTAAATAACATACACACCGATGAAAAAAACAATTAAATTAATTTATGCATTTATAGCTGGTATAGTAACAGTAATTATTTCAGTGATTTTATTTAACCGAAATAAAAAAGAAGTTGTAATCGAAACACCTAAAAAAGTAGTAGATAACAATAAAAAAATCGAAGACATTGACGTAAAAATTAAACAGGTTGAGGAACAACGTGAAGAAGTGAAAAATGCAGTTGTAGAAGTAAAAACAGAAATTGCTGAAATTAAAACAGCTAAAGCTAATATTAAAGTTGAAGAACCGAAAACAACAGCTGAAGCTCGAGAAAATATTATTAAAAAATCAAGACGACCTAATAGAAAAAAATAATGAAACTATTATTGTTTATATTATTAATAAGTCCGGTGTTTGCAATTGCGCAAGTACCGGATACTTGTTTTACACAACAAGAGATTGAAGACATTTCATATATGTTAGATTCATTATATATTGCAGATTCACTTAATAATAATCTATTAGATAAACAAGAAAAATTAATCAATTATCAAACACGTTTAATTAAATTAGACTCAGTTCAATTAGAATATAAATCGAAGCAAATAGAATTGCTTAACGAAAATATCAATATTTATGTTGAACGAGAAAAATCATTTAGACCAAAATGGTATGATAATAAATCAATTTATTTTACTGGTGGTATTATAACTGCTATATTAACTGGTAAATTGATAACAGAAATTGTAAAATAATGAGTACTCCAAATATAAAGCAAATTATACAGCAACAGTACATGCAATGTGCTAAAGATCCTGTATTTTTTATGCGTAATTACTGCTATATCCAACATCCTAAACGTGGTAAGATTAAATTTAATTTATTCCCATTTCAGGAAGATTCACTACACGAGTTGCGAGATAACCGATATAATGTTATATTAAAATCTCGTCAGTTAGGTATATCAACATTATCAGCAGGTTTTGCTTTATGGAGTATGTTATTTGCAGAAGATTTTAACGTGTTAGTTATTGCCACAACACAAGAAGTTGCAAAAAACTTAGTAACCAAAGTACGTGTCATGCATGATAACTTGCCTAGTTGGTTAAAAGGTAATATTGAGGCAGATAATAAATTATCATTAAAATTTAAAAATGGTTCACAAATTAAAGCAGTATCATCATCTACAACCGGTGCTCGTTCTGAAGCATTGTCATTGTTAATAGTTGATGAAGCTGCTTTTATCCGAAACATTGAAGAAATATGGATTGCATCTCAAGCAACACTATCGACAGGGGGTGCTGCAATTGTATTATCAACTCCAAATGGGGTAGGTAACTGGTTTCATCAAACTTGGGCAGATGCTGAAGCTGATATAAACGGATTCCATACAGTTAAATTGCATTGGACAGTGCATCCTGAACGAGATCAATCATGGCGTGACGATCAAACAAAATTATTAGGTGAACGTGGTGCTGCACAGGAATGTGATTGCGATTTCGTATCATCTGGTCATACTGTAGTAGATGGTCCATTATTATTAGAATATGAAGCTATATGCGAAGAGCCCGTAGAAAAGCGTGGATTTGACCATGGATATTGGGTTTGGGAGTATCCAGATTATTCTCGAGATTATATGGTTGTGGCTGACGTTGCCCGTGGTGATGGAGGTGACTTTTCCGCATTCCACGTTTTTGATGTACAAGATGTTCGACAAGTTGCTGAGTATAAAGGCAAAATTCCACCAAATGATTTTGGTAATATGCTTGTAACTGTAGCATCAGAATGGAACAATGCATTGTTAGCAATTGAAAACGCAAACATTGGTTGGGCTGCAATTCAGCCAGTAATTGATAGAGGATATCCAAACTTACATTACACGTATAAAGATGATGGGTATACTGATGCAGATGTACAATTGAAAAAAGGCTATGACATGAAAGATAAATCACAAATGGTACCAGGTGTGTCAACAACATCACGTACAAGACCATTAATGATATCTGCATTGGAAATGTATATGCGTGAGAAAACACCTATAATACGCAGTAAACGATTAATACAAGAACTATTGGTATTTATATGGTTAAATGGTAAAGCTCAATCACAGCAAGGATACAATGATGATTTGGTTATGGCATTTGCAATTACATTGTGGTTGCGTGATACTGCATTAAAATTAAGACAACAAGGAATTAATTTAAATAAACAAGCATTATCATCATTTCAAAAAACATCTCCAGTTATTTACACCGGTAGAGCAAATATGCAAGACACTGGGTGGACATGGAACAATGGTTATGATGATGAGAGTTTAACGTGGCTAATTAAATAATTTGCCGCTGTTCTAACAATAGCCATATTTATTATTAAAAAAAGAAAATATGGCGTCACTAAGAAAACGTTTACAAAATTTATTTAGTACCAATGTAATTGTTAGAGCATATGGTAAAGATCAATTACGTGTAGTAGATACAAACCGATTACAAAGTGTTGGTAACTTAGGAATGAGTAAAGTAGCAGATCGCTATACTCGTTTACATGGAGCCAATAAACATCGTGTTGGTGGTATGGGTGGTTATGATTCTAATTACTATATGCATCAAAACCGTATGCAGCTTTATGCTGATTATGAAATGATGGATAAAGATCCTATTATATCTTCAGCATTAGATATATATTCGGATGAATCTACATTAGCAGATCAGTTTGGTGATATATTAACTATACGTGCAAATAATACTCAAATACAAAAAATACTTTATAATTTATTTTATGATGTCTTAAACATAGATTTTAATTTATGGACATGGATTCGTAATATGACTAAGTATGGTGATTTCTTTTTAAAATTAGATATTGCTGAAGATGTTGGAGTATTAAATGCTCGTCCGTTTTCAAGTTACGAAATGGAACGTTGGGAAGAATATACCGAAAACACAGGTGAATATGAAATTAAATTCAAAAATATAGCTTCGGATCAAATGGAATATCCGGTATATGAAATTGCACATTTTCGTATGTTATCTGATTCTAACTTTTTACCATATGGTAGATCTATGTTAGAAGGAGCTCGTAAAGAGTTTCAAAAATTAATGATGATGGAAGATGCAATGCTTATTCATCGTATAATGAGAGCACCAGAAAAACGTATTTTTAAAATTGATATTGGTAATATTCCACCAAATGAAGTTGATAGCTTTATGGAACAAATTATCAATAAAATGAAAAAGATTCCACATATAGATCCACAAACAGGAAATTATAATCTTAAATTTAATATTAACAACATGTTAGAAGATTATTACTTACCAGTACGCGGAGGTCAATCATCGACTACTATTGACACATTGCCAGGTATGACATTTACGGGTATGGATGATATTGAGTATATCAAACATAAAATGATGGCAGCTTTAAAAATACCTAAACCATTTTTAGGATATGATGAAGGGGTCGAAGGTAAATCTACATTAGCATCGATGGATATTCGTTTTGCTAGAACAATTGAACGTATTCAAAAAATCGTAGTATCTGAATTAACTAAAATTGCAATTGTGCATTTATATTCACAAGGTTTTGAAAATGAAGATTTAATTGGATTTGAATTAGAATTAACAGCTCCATCTATTATTTATGATCAACAAAAAGTTGCATTAATGAATGAGAAAATTCAATTAGCAACTGCAATGAAAGATTCTAAATTAGTATCAGATAAATACATATATGAATATATTTTCAATATGTCAGAAGATCAGTGGTTACAAGAGCGTAATGATGTAATAGAAGATCTTAAATTGAGATTCCGTCAAAACCAAATTGAAACAGAAGGAAATGATCCAGCAATAACAGGTATATCATATGGTACTCCACACGATTTAGCAACGGTTCATATGTCTAGCAATGATGTAGAAGAAAAAGATAAGGGTGGTAGACCTAAAGAAGGAATTAAATTTGGTCAACATAAGAATGCATTCGGATGGGATCCAACTGGTATGAAACAAATTAAGCAATCATTTAATCCAGAAAACCAAAAGTCGACTTTTCAACCTGATCCTAATGCTAGACGAGGTGCAAATAACATTGCCACTGAAAATCACAATATTTTAAAATACTTAAACAAAAAATCACCAAAACTAATAATAGAGTCTATAAAATCTAAGAAAAATAACTCAGATACAGACGATTCTGGTACAATGTTGGACGAAAACAACATTTTATAATTATAAACATATTTATTTTAAAATAAGGCACTGCACACAACATGAAAAAATTAAAGCATTCGAAATATAAGAATACGGGTATTTTATTTGAAATGTTAGTTAGAAAATTAACGTCTGAAACATTAACTTCGAATAAATCAGTAACTATTGATATTATTAAAAATTATTTCGGTAAGAATACTGAATTATCAAAGGAATTGCAATTATACAATGCATTGTTAAAAGAGCAATTCAAAAGCGAAGCACAGGCACTCGATTATATTCGTACCGTAAAATCTGCGTATGGTAAATTAAACCAAAGTACATTAAAGCGTCAAAAATATAATTTAGTAAAAGAGATTTCAGAAAAATTTGTATTTGATGATATGGCTAAGATGCATATATCTAACTATAAAGCATTAGCATCTATTTACATGTTATTTGAGTATGATGAAACTGATAATCCTAAACAAATAATGGAATGCAAAGTTCAAATTATTGAAAATGGATTAATTACAGAACGTAGAAAACCAAATGTCGATCCATTACTTGAAGCATTTGCATCACAACCAAAAGATATGCGTTTATTATCATATAAATTGTTAGTTGACAAATTCAATGAAAAATATTCGGTATTAGATGAATCTCAAAAACAATTGTTGAATAAATATATTACACACGTTAATGATACCGCAGAATTACGTTCATATATTAAAACAATAATACCAGGTATTAAAAATCAGTTAGCCGAACAATCAAATTTGATTGACGATAAGGTTACAAAAATTAAAGTAGCAAAGCTGTCAGAAATGTTATGTAATGTTGAAACTATGAAAACAATTAAAGAATCACATATACTTTCATTGTTAAGATATTTCGATTTAGTACGTGAATTAAAGGAGATGCATTAATGAAATCATTTTTATTAGAAATGGAAAAGAAATTCATCGAATTAGAGGAAGAAAATGTTGAAGTGGATAATACCACTGATCAGACATCTGAAGATGAATTAGAGGAACAAAATACAACAGCAGCAATTGCTGGATATAATATTCCAGGTGCATTTACATCTGAAAAGAATTTTAAAAAGAAAAAATTTAATTATTCTGGGGCAGTAGAAGAAGCATTAGACAAAAAATACGAACAACTTATAGAAGGATATCGTGATTTTAAATCTGGTGATGTTAAGCCATCTAGCAAAGTTAAATCGACTATACAAGAAATTGCTAAGAAGCTTCAAGAGATTGAAACATTAGTACAATATAATAGTAAACTTAAAACAGAATCTGGAGTAACATCGTCTGTATACGGACCAGCAACACAAAAAGCATTGTCAAGAATATCAGAGCGATTAATCAAAATATCAGAGCGTATAAGATCATTAGGAGAATAATACAATGTCAAAACAACAATTAGTAGAATATATGCCATTTATTCCAATTGGTTCATTAAACGAATCGAGTGGTGCTGCGTATGGAATACCAGGTGGTTTTGTTGTGCAAGGCGTATTACAACGAGCTGGCTCAAAAAATCAAAACGGTAGAGTATATCCTAAACATATATTAGAACGAGAATGTAAGAAATATCAAGTAGAGTTTATAGATCAACACAGAGCATTAGGTGAACTAGATCACCCAGAATCTTCTGTTGTAAACTTAAACAATGTATCACACAATGTTTTAAAAATATGGTGGGATGGTGATGATTTAAAAGGAGCTGTACAAATATTAGAAACTCCATCTGGAAACATTTTAAAAGCATTGTTCAAAGCTGGTATAACATTAGGTATATCATCTCGTGGATTAGGTTCTGTTAAAGAATTAAGAAATGAAGGAACGGTTGAAGTACAAGAAGATTTTGAATTAATCTGTTGGGACTTTGTATCTAATCCATCGACACATGGTGCATTTATGAAACCAACTCATATGCATGAATCAGTAAATAAAACATCAACAATAAATAAATACTCAAAAGTTAATAGTATTATCACATCTATTTTATGTGATGATGGAAAATGTAGGATATAATATGGACACACCAAATTTAAAACGTATATTAGAAACAATATTAGATGGCCAACCAAAGCCAATGTCAATTGACGAAAAAAGAGAATTCGTTAATGCAGTTAAGAATTTTTCAGCATTAGGCGAATCAGTATATGGTAAAGGTGATTTAGATTCTATATGTGAACGAGTAAAAACAATTGTTGAGAAAGCTGAGAAGATTATGACTGAAAGTGATGATTGGTTTTCAGATGTAGCACACAAAAAGAACTTTAAACGTATTCAAGAAGATTACTCGATGTTCGAGGCCACTGCTCGTGAAATGAAGCAGTTACAAGAGCGATTAAGCATGGCATACGAGAATATTGGTCAAGGTTTAAGTCGTTATTACGATGTTCAATAATTTGGATTTTTGAAATAAAATACTTATATTAAAGGTATATAAATGAATACGATTAAAAAACTATATAGAGAATTTTTTGGATTAGCAGAACAATCAACTGCAACTTCAGCAAAAGCTCACGTTCCTGGTACTTCGGAAACTGATTATGAAAATTTAGTAAAGTTTAATAAAGAGTTAGATAAAACTAAAAACTTAATGTCTTCGATGAAAGAAGGCGAATTAGATGAAGCTGAGTTATTAAACCATATGGGTGATTATAAGGGTGGAGTTGAGTATGTATTAATTGATCCAGCTCAAGCAAAAGCAACAGCAGCAGATATTAGTCAATGGGCTCAAAAAAAAGGTTTTACTATAGTACAACAAACAATATCGCCTTCTGGTAAAGTTGGTTATTTTTATTTTAGATTAGGAGAAAATCCATATAAAGAATCAAAAAGAATTCAAGGGTATATTTCACAATTACCAATGATTAAACATTTTAGATTCAATGTGAAGAATCAAGAAACTCCAGAACAACCTAGACGAAGAGAAATTTAAAAACACATAAATAAGTTATATGAATAAAAAACAAAAACAACATCAATCAGTAGTACCGGGTAATGCTATGGCAGTTAGAGTAATTGGCAATGCAAGAGAAGACGTAGGCTATGCAATTAAATCATGGAAACGTAAAGTAAAATCTGCAGGTATTTTAGAAGAAGTAAAAGATCGCAAAGAATACACAAAGCCAGGTGTTAAACGACGTAAAGAAATTCAGCACGCGTCATTTATGCAATATGTAAGAGATTTACATAGTAAATAAAAAAAATCTAACATATATAAAGTCCTAAATTAAGCCCCTTCTTAAACGTTGGGGCTTTTTTACTGGTTTTTCAAACATACCTATATTTATATTAGAATACGTTATTTTATTCTATATAACGTTTATATACAAAAAAATATTCTATTAAGATTTTTAAATAATCTTACTTCCAAACAAAAACAAATTAAGGAGAACAACTTATGGCAAAATCAGATTTGCTAAAAGAAGCAATCGCTGACGCACGTGCTGTTAAAGAAACTGCATTAGCTAATGCAAAAATTGCGTTACAAGAAGCATTTGCTCCAAGAATCCAAAGCATGTTATCTGCTAAACTTTCTGAGGAATTAGAAGATGAAGAATTACCTGCTGACGATACTATGGGTGCTGATGTAGATTTAGAAGCTGGAAATGAAGAATTACCAGTTGACGGTGAAATGGGTGCTGATGTTGGTGATTTATCAATCGACGTAGACAACAATGGTGAATTTGATGAATTTGATATTTTTTCAAAAGAACCAATGGCTGGCGTAGAAGATGAAATGGGTGCACCGGTTGAAGAGCCATTAGATACAAACCCAGAAGATGAATATAACGAAGGTTATGATCATGATGAGTTAAATCTAGAAGCTATTATTCGTGAATTAGAAGGTGATTTAGATACTGAAGAACCAATGGCAGATGAGCCAATGGCAGAAGGTGACTATTCTGAAGAAGATGATATGAATATCGATGAGATTATTGAATCTATTCTTCGTGAAGATGAATTTTCAGCAGAACAAGATCTAGATGTTCCATCAAAAGATGAAGATGGTATTGTATCTGATTTGCAAAATGAAGTAGCTGAAAAAGAAGAAGAACTTCAAGAAGCATACAAAACAGTGCACCAACTTAAATCTATTATCAATGAAGTTAACTTGTTAAACGCTAAATTGCTTTACACAAACAAATTGTTCCGTAACTTCGAATTGAACGAATCACAAAAAATGAAAGTGATTGAAAATTTCGATAGAGCAGGAAACACAAGAGAAGTAAAATTAGTATTTACAACATTAGCTGAAAGCTTTAATCGTCCAACTACTAAGAAACGTGTTGTTAAGGAATCATATGCGTCTAAAGCGACTGCAACGACAAAACCTAGCAAACCGATTATTACAGAAGGATTCGATCAAGCTGAAAGATGGAAAAAATTAGCAGGATTGCTATAATTATTTAAAAAAGGAAAATAAAAGATGAGTATTTCAAACTTATTACAAACTAATGACTTTGTACAAAGAAACCAAGCAAAAGCATTAGTATCAAAATGGCAAAAAACAGGTCTATTAGAAGGTTTAAAAACTGAGACTGAAAGAGCTGGTATGTCTCAATTGTTAGAGAACCAAGCTAGACAATTAGTAAAAGAAGCTACTTCAACTGGTACGACTGCTGGATCTGAAGAGTGGGCAGGTGTTGCTTTACCATTGGTAAGAAGAATTTTCGCTGAATTTGCAGCAAAAGAATTCGTATCAGTTCAACCAATGAATTTACCTTCTGGACTAGTATTCTATTTAGATTTTAAATATGGTACAGCTCAACCAGGATTTGATGATGATAACTTAAACAGAACTGGTGATCCATTTAGCGCTCCTAACGCTAATGACTCAATGTTTGGTGTTACTACTACTGATGGTGATCCAACGGGTGGTTTATATGGTGCAGGACGTTTTGGTTATTCAATTAACAACGCAACTACATCAAACTTATCTGCAGTAGCAGCTACAGCATCAATTACAGATGCAGCAGATGTTAATTATGACGGTGCGGCTTCAGCTTCATTATCAACGTATAAAAAATTAACTATTGCATTACCAACTGATGCTGATTTATATGCAGTAAGATCATTTACATTGTTATCTGGTTCTACGGAAATTATTCCAGTACAAGCATTTACAAAAATTGATTCTAACTACACTGCATCATTTGTTGTATCTACAACACAAGCAACAGCTCTTCAATTAGCAAAAGCTAACAGTGGATTATATGTTCAATACAGCAAACAACCTACTGATATTACTAGAGGTGATTTTGAGGATAAAAATCCATTTAAAGGATCTTCTGCTAACACAGGTATCAATACTGGTGTTGATTTAGATATTCCAGAAATTAACTTGGAAATGCAATCAGACCCAATCGTTGCTAAAACACGTAAGTTAAAAGCAGTTTGGACTCCTGAGTTTGCTCAAGATTTAAATGCTTACCATTCAATTGACGCTGAAGCTGAATTAACTTCAATGTTATCTGAGTATGTATCAATGGAAATTGATTTAGAGATCTTAGATATGTTGATTTCTGCAGCTCCAACAGTTGAATATTGGTCAGCATTGAATAACAATGTATGGAATGGTGCTGGATTTACTCAAGCAGCAGCAGGTGCAGTTGGTGCAGCAGGTGATGGATTCTATAACACTCAAGGTGGTTGGTTCCAAACTTTAGGTACTAAACTTCAAAAAGTATCTAACAAAATCC